GTGGTTACTAAGTTATATGAGTGAGCCAAGCTCACATAACACTAGTATTCCAACTACATTGATAAATGTGAGCCCGTGGCTCGCGGAAGATATTATAACCCCCTCTTCCGCTGAGATTACATCTATCTTTATTTTAACGCACTTTCGCGGGTTCTTAACCAATCATTACATTATCGCTAGTAAATGCGAGTTACTTAACTACTGAGTTTTGCAAACACCTGGTATTAATAAACAGGCTTAACCCCTTTTGTATAATGGGAAGGAGCATTCCCTGACCACGCAATATCACTACCTGCGGCACTAAGATAAGGACTATGGACTACTGTACCAGTTAAAGGAGGCCCATCTTGCACTATTAATGGTGCCATTGTATGATGCCCTAATCGCGACTCATCCGTTAAGCCTACTAATATTTCTATATTTGGGGCATTACCCAAATTGCCTTCAATCACTAAATATCCATATGACTGGGAATATAATGCTTGACTAGGTCCTCCAATTTTATTAGTTACAGGCGACGTGTTGAATTTCATCATCGATACATTAGGAACTACAAACTCCGCCACTAATTGCGTTATAGACGTAGTAGTAACTGACACATGTTCCTCAATTGTATTCTGAAATGGAAGAGGAAACCTAATTAAGTCCAAATTTGTATTCGCCTGACATGAAGCAACTGAAACATTTCCAGACGCATTCCTAATAATGGGTTGAGGAGGCAAGTAAGCCACTCTTAAGTTAAATATGCCCGAGCCAGTAGCTCGAACTCTAAACTTAAACCCTATTTGACGGCCATAGTACATACTACTATACAACGTCAAGGGTGTTTGAACAACTCCTACCATCTCCGCTGTGGGACTATCCGCTCCTATTAACGAGGCTATTGGTATTATGATATTATTCCTATTAGCCAACCTAACTGCCGTGCATACACGATACATTCTTCTAACGATATCCCTCCCATGTACCACTCGATGTATACGATTGGATACTGTGCCCGTAGATTCATCGACGCGATTTCCATCTTGCGGATTAACACTACCTAATACTGAGAAATTAGGAGGACATCCAGAGCCCTCACTTCGCATAGGTTCTTCTTGTTCTCTAGCCGCTCTATCTTGAATAGGTGGTATGTAAGGTGTATTAATAGAATACCCATAGAAATTTAATGTTCTAGATCGTATAAAAACATTTATTTCTATATCCGTCGGCGCAGCGTCTCCTACTACTAATGGTTGAGCTAAATAAACGTAATATACACCAGTAAGAACTGGGGCCGTAGATTGGTCCATAGTATTCGGAGTAATTTCCAATGGTGATATATAAGGAAAATAGCATACATGTTCTTGTCCTCCCATTGAAAATTCCAATAATTGAGAGAGACCATTAACACTAGAAGACATAGTAGGTACATTCCCATAAAATCCTTCAACTGGGCTATAAAATCTGTTCAAGTACAGTTTTAACTGTTGCTTTGCAGTACCTGCCGATCTGAACACAATCTCAAAGTCTCCATTCCAACCTCTAGTAAGATAATACATTAGAGATATATTATTAGCAAAAGAAACTTCATACGTTTGATATGGAGACATAGGTCTAGAAAACAATAATGTCCCGACTGTATCTGATGTTGAAACTATAATAGTAGCTAAGTACTGTTCTTTTGCAGTTAAATACCTAGTAGACATTTCATCTTCAGTAGTTCCAAATATATGATCGTCTGTTACCCGTTCAGCTGAAACATAAGGGTCTAATTTTTCAAAATATTGTTGAGCGTCGACCGTGTTGATAAAATTCTGTTTCGACATTATCATCCTAGAATTAATGGTAGTATCATTTGGGTTGTGTAATCCCGTAAACAGTGAAGAAATACGAGATGTTTTATCAAATATGTCTCCTACCGTATTCGCGACTTTCTTACCTGCTTGTGTCATCATAGTTATACCTTTTGCTACACTACCTATCATACTCTCTGATCTCATGATTTGGTTAGGTGGAGCAACCCAAGTGGCTAAGTTGGGAGCCGGAACCTTTAATTCCAATTCATCAAATCGAGCCATCACCGTTAACGTTAATGACTGAGTACCCCCTCCGTCTTTAAGTGGATTTAATACTAAGAACATGAGAGAGGCATAAGACCCTGGCGTACTGTTGAAATCTGCATGATCACTAATTGCTACGGGAGCATAATCGGCTCCACAGTACCATGGCACTGCTATTTCAATAGAAGTCGCTTCATTCGCATATAAGAACCCATGAGGGCATGACATTAATGAATTTATTGTATTAGGTTGCGCCCCGAAATCTGGTGATATTGGTGGGGTAACAGCTACTAATAAACAACCGCCATGACTAATAGTACCTCCTATAGATATGGATAAAGTAAGTTTCATACGGTAATACCCTGCTGCTAATATAAGATTTTGTAAAGAAGCATTAGTCGAAAATAAATCTTTCGGAATACTAAGAATACCTCCTAAATATGTATAGCGAATAGCAGTAGTAGTCCAATTAAACGATTTAACAAAAAAGAACCTTCCAGTATAAGGAGAGGTATCAAACTTATATTTCGAATCTATATATTCTCTTGTCATAACGGGATTAATTCCCAATTCTTGAGTTTCGCGTAACGCTAATTCCGTTGTATCTTCAAATTTTGATTCACTTGTATTTGCACTATTTATAGTGTGTGCGCACTGCATATTCATGTGTGTTTCATTGATTGCAGTCGATTACGACTATTTTACTCTTGAAATAATATTCTAGTGGCCTTCCATATTCCATGAGCAGTAAATCTGGAAGTTATAACCCTATTAGTTCTTAAATAAAGCGCAAACAGAACTTCTTGCGCTAATACTTCTTATCTAAAGTATCTTTAATAAATTCAAACAAAGCATCAGAATCAGTAAGAGTATGTTTAATACGTTCTTCGGAAAATTCTCGATACCAAGACCTATCTGCGAGCATCCTTTGGAATAACTGTAACATGTCCTTTGAATGTATGTACGCCTCTATTTGACATACTACTGCCTTCCCTGACATAACTACCTCATAATCTTTCGTGGTATCAAACCACTGTACTGTAGTTAATAGTGTATCAATCGATAATGGTCCAACTAAACCCAAAACAGGGTGAACTCTAAAAGTTCGCTTTAAAAATGACACTTCTTCAAGTGGATGAAATGCAGTCGTAACTTCTTGTTTCCTACAGTCCGTAGCTGTCATCCCTAAAATGGTTGCTGTTTTCTTAAGTGTTAAAGCATTAAAATATTTTTCCATTTTAGGTGGAGATGAACATATCTTGTCATCTCCCAAAACAAAATCGATGCATTCATAAAAATCTGATATTTTCGGTACTTTTCCATCTCCCTTCATTTCTCTAAAAATAGTTATAGCAGTTAAAGCTCTGTTTATCAGTGAATTAAAAAATGCCGTTATCCACGCTCCTGACGGTAATGAATGTGTCGTCATCATAAGTTCATCATTAACTAACGTAAAACCTCGCACCATGGAATGTAAAATAGCTTCTAATACTTTTCTTTCATTCCCTTTATAGTGCTGCAATACAACATCCGAGACCAAATCCTGAATTTGGGAATGGCAACTACCGTCCCATTTTCCAAAATCCAATGCAAATACTTTACCTTTACGCAAGGTGTCATACAATTTTGCCCAGTCTTTATAAGGATTCATACCTACAGCTATACCGTTATTCCACATATTTTTCCTAACATGTACAAACAATTTTCCCAAATATTTCTTGGTCAAAAATATGTGATGTAAAGGCATAACTCTAAACACCCTGGGATCTTTTCCAATGGGTCTCATCTCATCTTTTAATGCCTCTTTAGCAACAAAATCTTCCCACGTAGCTACATCCTTATTGACTCTCTCTTTAAATTCTTTTACAATTTGTAAGAACTCATCAGAAATAATTTTATTTTCAAAATCAAAATAATCAGATTTTTTAGTTTTATAACCATATCCATTCGCTGAATCTTTATTTAACCCGCTTAAAAGATCACCATCTCCAAATGCTGTTTCCTGATCAGTAAGATCTTCAAACTCGATCAACATTGTACTTAAACATTCTTTAGCATAGTTGACTTCTTCTTTTGAAATCGGGAAGATCGGTGAAAATGATTTCTTCGAACATACTCGTAAAGTATTTGTAGGTGAACCATATTTTTTGATATTGGCTGGTTCTTTCGGTGCTACATTGAAATCCTCGCACACTGCATCAACTGTAGGGTTAAACACCCTATGTAATTCTGTAGGAACCATATTAGATCTCTGCATTGCCATAGATAATTGTGCTTTTTCATATTTTAAACGACTACCTGAGAAATTCTCTTGTGAATAATTTTCTCGATGATCAAAATTGGGCTCTGCTGATGATAACATTATACATGCTATTTCTTCCCTTATATCTGCAGGAGGTACAATAGAAAATCCCTCCTGTCCATTTCCGGCTATATGCATACCTACAAACCCATTCATACGGTCAATTATGAGAGAACCACATAAGCCTAAAGCACTAATATTATATGTCAGTCCCGCATCCGGTCCAAATGATAATTCTCGTCTATAATTGACAACCCTAAAAGTGTCTGTGGTCATTTTTATATTCGTTCCATATATATTTCTAATTCTATGATAAACATTACAGAAATACAAGTCATTTGAAAAAGTTTTCGGACTTTGTCTCTTAAATATCATGTTAGCATTCTTAAATGGTACAGTAGGTAAATTATAGAATTCAACTACAGCTATATCTAAGTGTTGCCATGATTTTACTATTCTGCATGGAACCAAATTAAATTCATAATGTTTAGCCTGATACCTATCCCAATCACGGAATATATTGACAGTCATATCATCCCCTAAAGCATGAAGGGGAAGGAAAGCATATTTACCAGAAACAGCTCCCTGACAATATTCGGTTTTCATAACTCCTTCATGATAATAAAATATTTCAAAAAATCGAAAATACCTCCGCGTATTATTGGTTTCATCTTCTGTAGAGATTGTTCCTGACTCCGAAAAGAGATCATGTTTTTGAGCATGTATCTCTTTCCAATCTGAGATTGTTTCAGCTACGCCTGCCTCATCATCGTCTACATCTATATTCTTATTATTCGCAAATACTTGATATACTATTATAGATATAACTAGGCTAATACATGCCACTGATATAGCTATCTTTGGATCAGTAATATCAGCATTCTTAAATTCTTGCAATTTATCTTTTACACTATTGAACAATTCTGAAACTCCACTAGTAGCTATGCCTGCGTAGTGCGAAACTCCTGAGCATAATCCCTCCGAGCGCAATCCTACGCCGTGTGTAGGAAAATAAGCGTCATTATCTTGCACAACATCATCACTCATATTCAGACCACGTGAGTTAAAAAACTCAGGAGTTGAGACAACTTCTGCTGCATCAACAAACTGTTCGTCCTCTCCTATAATAAAGTCTAACTCTTCTGTTGATAACTCATTAGTAGTATTGAGTGTACCTTGAATTTCTAGCAATTCTTTGATCATCTTATACACAGATTTTAACTGGTTTTTATCATCCCCTTCAATTGTAGTATCAAATTTACAATTTTCCCATGGAGCAATCTTAACATTTTTCCATCTGTGTTCCATAACATAATCATATTTAAAATATCGTAATAAAGTTCTACTATTTCTTGGGCTGAAGTGTATAACGTGACATCGCCTAAATAAAGCTTCTGGTTCACCTATACAATCCTTAGCCGTAAATCCTTGTAGATTCATAAATGAATTTGTCGTGCACAATATCAGTTTAGAAGAAAAGAATTTAGTATTCTTTTTCTCTGCTGAGGCACATTCTAAAGGATATTTAACAGGAGCTACAAAATTAATAATGCTACGCCATTGCGACTTTCCTTGTTGACCTACATCGTCCATAACAAAAACGTCTTGATTCATGTAGTCATCATAAAAATCTTTGCCAGAATCGATAGATGGTACAGTGTGGCAATAAACACTCATATTATCGTGTTTAAGAGCTGCAACAATTTTATTCATAAATGTCGACTTACCTGTTCCGGCTGCTCCCTCAAACACTATACACACTGGCTCCATACGAGATGATACACTATAATTTTTAACCAACACGTTAATGGACGTAAAATCGTTCCATAACAAACATGTACTTCGATTGACAGGATCTTTACAAAATGTATAAGTAGGAGTATGTACCTTCATCTTATGATACAAATCTCCAGCCTTAAGCCTGTATTGTACATCTAAGATAATCTGTTGATTTTTATGGTACGTCGAAACTAATTCAGTCATTTCCTTAACATATTTATAAGTTGTTACAAATGCAAGTTGTTCCCTCAATTTCGAAACAAAGTGGCGTGCGTATTCTGTGGGTGTGCGTTCAGCAACCCATTCCATAACTGTCAATACAATATCTAGAAATTCATTAACTACGGACATTAAAAATCCAGAATCACTGAACTTCTTTCCTGTAAGCTTAGAAAATAAATCAATTTTCGTTACTATTTTCGGTGGCATACCGGCAATAGACAACATCAAAGCCATATCCGTTATATTAAACGCTTGACTAAATGCTGTATATGATCCGATAGCTTGCATTGCAATACTAATGATACGCGCTAATATAGAAAAAAGCCTACTAAATCCAACTGCATAAGGGTCTTTCATGTCTATTAAAACGGTGAGGATATTAATTATCCAACCTATAGACTTTAGATCAGTAAGAGCTGACATAGACGATTTAAAAACGAACCTTGTCATTTTTAAAGCGCTTTGTAAGACACTAAACAACGATTCAGACTTCAATTCAATTATCGGCCTCTTTACCAATATTTTAAAATTCTTATATTTATATACTTTCCCTGTATCACTATTCTCAGTGAATATACGAGATTCAGAACTGATCTGTATAATTTTACCTGCCACTCCATCTACGAATAACCAATCACCTGGTATTTTAATAGTAAATAATATTCGTTGTAAACCTTTACGATGAAATACATTTCGTTTCCGTAGAAATGATGTTACGATTGCTAAATCTTGATTCGAAAAATTAATCGCCTGTGAAATCCCCTGATTATAATCAGTTTTTTGTGAATTCATTTTTGCTACCATATTTGGGGGTTGCCCGTATATCTCTCCATGAGTAATAATCACCAATGTTACATAGGTGTCTACGACAAATAGACGGTGAATGGATAACTATCTCTTATTTCACTCTGCCTATGAGGGTATTGGATTATTATCTTCATATTGAGTCCATGTTCCAATCCATTTGAATCCGTTCCGTTAATTTAGTTCTTATAAATACTTTCATTACCTCTGTGGCCTTACGACAACACCACTAGCGGCGAAACTAGCCATGTTCCAAATAGGAGTTAGAAATTACGCCTTATACATACACCCACGACAAATGAGTAGCTAAATCATTATAGCTCAATATGTATAATTTGTAAAAGCAGTTCCTATCCATTGGGAGAGCACGTTACTCTAAGCAGCCAAAGGTCCTAAACTAACACAGTTAAGGCGTATCGGGCTTAGTCAGCTACCGGCTCTAGTCAGAAGGGGAAACAACTGACTTCCTTACGGACGAGGGGTACCCTTCAAGATAACTACGTGTACTTATATTATGTAAATACTTTCCGGATTTCCTAAGACAACGAAAATCACAACTATGTAATCGTCGTTGAATCCTAATGTAGGTATCAGTTGTAAGTTATTTATTCCCTACGACTGCATTTGACGGTTTCCCTATTACCTACATAAAAATTGAGAATAAGCATTTCTGCTTATAAACTACTAATTTCTTAGTAACGATTCCAGACACCAACACACATACTACACTAACTAATACAATACAATATTGCTATTATACGTACTAATAAATGTAATAATATGCGTTAACGCCGATAAAAATTCCGGGAATCACGTG